GATGGTCATTACGATGGCACTATCAGCACGGATCAGACGGCGGCATCAACAAATACTGCATATGCGCTGACGTTTACTGAAGATTTGGCTGAAGGAATAATAAATGGCACACCAGCCTCGCGTTTGGTCGTTGACGAGGCTGGGCAATATTCCGTGACATATTCAATGCAAATGGCTTCAACATCTGCCTCAACTGTTAGAATGTGGTTTTGGGTTAGACTTAATGGCACAGATGTTCCCAAGTCTGCAATGGAAAACACGTTGCACCAAAATGGGTCAACCCTTGTCGTTACAAAGTCAGCGATACTGCAACTTTCTGCAGGAGATTACATAGAGGTCATGTGGGCGACTGACAGCACAAGCGGTTATTTAGAAGCAGTGGCCGCAACTGCATTCGCGCCCGCTACGCCGTCAGCAACTATATCTATGGTGAGGCTTCATGGATAAAGAGCTTGAGAGATGCCGCGATTGGATTGAGGCCGCTTTGGAGTATTCCGGCGGCACGCATGACTTTATCGACGTTGCCGAAGGTATATACAAAGGTAGCATGCAGCTCTGGCCTACGCCGAGGGGGTGCATAGTGACCGAAATAGTGGTATATCCGAGAAAGAAAGTTTTAAACGTGTTTCTTGGTGGCGGCGAGTTGGATCAGATTTTAGAAATGCATGAAGATGTGGTAGCATGGGCGAAATCGCAAGGATGCTCTGCATTGACTATGACAGGCCGGTTTGGCTGGAAGAAACCACTGAAGGCGCATGGCTGGACGCCACTGCACGCCTCATATGTGAAGGAGTTTGAATAATGTCAGGCGGCAAAGGTGGATCAACAACGTCAAGCGTTGAAATTCCAGAATATATTGAGGAAGCAGCGCGCCGCAATTTGGGCAAGGCTGAAGACATTAGCCAGATTGGGTATGTGCCATATTACGGGCCTGATGTTGCCGCGTTTACGCCGTTCCAAGAAGCAGGCTTCCAGCAGACTGCTGACGTTGCGTCTGCGTTTGGTATGGGGCCGCAGATGTCTCAGACAGACATTATGGGCGGCATGCCAGCGGCGACAGAGTTTACTGGTGGTGTGCGTGGATACAGCTCAGCCCCGCTGTACCAGCAAGCCGTTGACGAGCTTGCCGCGAAGCGTCCGGCGCAAGCGCAATTCATTGAGAGCTTTTTCATTGATCCCGTGACCGGCCAAGTCGGATCGCGTGTGCCGACTGATTATGATTATATATCACCTGTTGCACCTGTTGCACCTGTTGATAGCGGTGGCGGTGGCGTTGCCCCGATTGTGGCACCTGTTGCTCCTGTTGTGCCGGACACAGTATTAACGCCTACTGAGATTTCGGATTACGCAACCATAATTGCGGGTGAAGACTACGACCCGCGAACAGACATTTTAACGCCTGAGCAAAGAGTGGTCGTTGAATCCGCAACTCCAGAAGGAACAGCAGCGAGAATTGCGCAAGAAGATATAGCAATGGGTATCCCTTTCCCAGATACAGCGCTCACGGGAGATATACCAGACCAGATGGGTTCGGTTTTGCTGCCTGATGGTTCTTATGACATCAGCAATTGGTATGACGATGGGCCTGTCGAGTATGTGCCGGACACAGTATTAACGCCTACTGAGCTTTCGGATTACGCCACCATAATTGCGGGTGAAGACTACGACCCGCGAACAGACATTTTAACGCCTGAGCAAAGAGTAGACGTCGAATCCGCAAGTCCAGAAGGAACAGCAGCGAGAATCGCGCAAGAAGATATAGCAATGAATATTGCTTTCCCAGATACAGTTTTCGCGCCAGACATACCAAGTCAGATGGGTTCAGTTTTGCTGCCTGATGGTTCTTATGACATCAGTAATTGGTATGACGATGGGCCTGTCACTGGGGGCGGAGGTCTGCTGTCTGATATCGGAGAATTTGTTACCAGCGGTGGAGTTACTGGTGCCGCATTACGGGGCGTTGGCGGTCTTTTAGAGCCTGCTTTTGACGCATTAGAAAGCGGCATAGCTTCAATGATTGGTGATCCGCGCACACCCGCTCAGCGTAATGCCGACAGGCTAGAAGCAGAAAGGCTCAGAGCCATCGACAGGTCGCAAGAAGAAAGCGCCGCAGTACAAGCGCAAACAGAAGCGAGAAGAACTGAGCAGGAAAAGCTAAAAGTGGCTGACCCAGATGCGTTTGTCGCTCAGTTTGGCAAAGAAGGTAAAGCAGACGCCAAGAAGGCTGTTAAGACTGCGCAGAAGTTAGCTGTTGCCCCAAGGCCGCCAAGCCTAACGTCTGGTAAGGCAAGAGATTGGCTGAAGTCTAACTTAGGCGTCAGCGTAGATAAAAGAGACGCAACTGACTATATCCGCTCAGCACAGCGGGATTGGGACAGGCAGAACGCATAAAGGAGACAGAAATGGCTGGACAAGGTTCAAAAGGTGGCGGTCAGGTAGTCGCTCCAATGGCGGGCGCAGCGCCTGCATCTGGCATGACGCCGATGACGCCACTAGCGCCGACTGCTGGGTTTAACGTAAACCAAGCATCTGCTGGCGCATTGCAAGGCGCGCTTGGCGGCACGCAGGCTGCAATGACAGGCCCGCTGCAAGTTGGCGCGTATATGAACCCGTACACGCAGAACGTAATTGACCGCACGCAGCAGGACATTGCTCGGCAGCAAGAGATGGCGATGAACCAGCTTGGCGCTCAAGCAACAAGAGCGCGTGCATTTGGCGGCTCCCGCCAAGGCGTTGCCGAGGGTGTTGCCGCCGGAGAGTTTGGGCGCATGGCGGGCGATATTGCCGCTCAGCAGCGTCAGACCGGATACAACACAGCGATGCAGCAGGCGATGGCTGACAGGCAGGCGCGCCTTGGCGCAGCATCGCAGCTTGGCGCATTGGGCCAGCAGGCATTCGGCACCGGCCAAGCGATCCAGCAGCAGCAAATGCAGCAGGGCCTCATGCAGCAGATGTTGCAGCAGTCTCTGATCGACGCGGCGCGTGGCCAATATGCAGGCTACACCGGCGCACCGCAGGCAGCGCTTGCGGCGCCATTGGCGGCGCTTGGAGCAACGCCAGAACAGTACACGGCGACAAAGCAAGGCCAGCCCGGTCTGTTTAGCTACATTCAAGCGCTGACCGGCATGGGGGCGTTTGGTTAACAAATGACACCGTTTGAGCGCCTAAAGCCAAGTATATTCGCCACTGAAAGCGGCGGCGATTATAACGCGCTTTACAACTACGCAAACCGCGAAGGAAGTCCTTTCGCTGGGTTTAAGCTTACGGGCATGACGGTTGACGAGGCGCTTGAGTTCGCTAACCCGTCTGGCCCATACGCGCAATACGTAAAGGGCCAAGTTGGCCGCGTTGCTACGCCCATGGGCGCCTATCAAGTGGTTGGGTCTACTCTTGCAGATGCAAAAAAAGGTCTTGGCCTGACTGGCAGCGAGATGATGACAGAAGATCTGCAAGACAAGATCGGGCAATGGATATACAAGACGCAAGGCCCATCAGCTTGGGAAGGTTTGAAAGGAAAAGACATGGCAACTCCAATGGATAGGGCGCGCGAAGAAGAGCTGCGCATGCAGATGCTGGCCAGCGGCACGGCTCCACAAGCAGCTCCACGCGCGCCACTGTCGGCGCTACGGCAGGATCGCCCGCAGGCCGCAGCAGCGCCGCAGCAGCGCAGAGGCGGCTTAGGCGGCATCATGGATTACCTTGGCAAGCAAAGCCCGACAACCGGACTAAGTAGAGCGGAGCAATTCGCTGCGGCGCTTGATCCGCTGATTATGCCGGAGATGCGCGCCGGTGAGGCGATCAGGGCGCGCGGCACGCAGCGGCAGGCAGAGGCACGTAAGAATAAGACGGTCGAGTATCTGCGCAGGATGGGGTACAACGATTATGCTCAAGCCGTGGAGAGCGGGGCGATTGGCGCAAAGGACATTATGAATGCGCTGGTCAGCAAGTCGATGGAAACGCCGAAAGGCAAAGGTCAGATCGTAAGCGCTGAGCAGTTGCGCAAGATGTACCCGAATGCGGAAATCGCTGAAGGCTTATACAATTTGAAGCCAGACGGCACTGCCAATAAGATCGGCGGCGGGCCAATGGTTCAGATTGGCGGCGGTGAAAGTGAATTTTTGAAGGTAGGCCAAGCCGAGTTGGCCAGAAACTTTGCCGAGATGGCGCAGGCTGGGCGAGATGCGACGTCTAATCTTGGACGCATTAAGCTTCTTGACGAGTTGTTGGATGAAAGTGGCACCGGATTAAGCGCGGGCTTCTTGTCACGCGCCAACCAGTATTTTGGCGTAGACTTTAGAAGCGCCCCAGCGGCAGCCGCTGAAGCTATAATAAGCCAGCTTGTTCCGGCGCAAAGACCAGCCGGTTCTGGCGTTATTTCGGATGCAGACTTGGCGCTATATAAGGCATCACTGCCAGCCATCCAGAACCAGCCAAACGGCAACAAGCTTATCGTGAAAAGCATGGTGGCGATAACTGAACACAATGCCAAAGTTGGCAGAATAGCGTCCAGAGCGTTGACTGACCCAGACTTTAGCATCCAGCAAGCCGAAGAGGAAATCGCAGCATTGCCAGATCCGTTTGAAAGCGTCAGAGGCTTTTTAGGCGGCAGTGGCGCCGATATACCCGCGCCGGACATGACAGAGCAAGAGGCGCTTGATCTGCTAAACCCACCGAGCGGAGGTTAATATGGCTGAGATGACATACGCCGAAGCTTCTAACGTCCAAGCGGCAATCGCCGCTTTGGAAAAGCTTGAGGCCGCCGGAACGATAAGCGAAGACGGCCAGAAGGCGTTGGACGCTGCACGCAAAAAACGCAAACCGGCAAAACAGGCTGAAATTGAAACCATCGCCACATATCGCGGCTTCCAGAAGGGTGTTAGCTTAAACTTGGCTGACGAGATCGCCGGTGCATATCAAGCAGCAAATGATCTATTCAGAGGCGGCGACATAGAAGGCGCAAAGAAGGCATACGCGAAATACCGTGATCTTGTTCGCCAGCGCGACGAGGCGGCGCAGCTTCTGGCCCCAGAGCAGTTTGCTAAAGGTGAAGTCTCAGGCGGCGTTGCGGGTGCGACACTGCCAGTTGCCACGGGTTTGCGGATGGCTAAAGACTTAGGCACGGCAGGGAAAGTTCTTGCTGGTGCGATTACAGGCGCAACAGCGGCAACACTTCCAGAGTTTGCTGGCGGCGAGGATGGCTTCTTGGCACGCATGAAGGAAATTTCTCCAGTTACCGCAGCAACGGGTGCAACGCTTGGAGGTGTTGCGCCAGTCGCGGGGCGTATAGCGGGCGCTACCACCAGAGGCATCCAAGATATAGGACGTGCTGGCAGGGAGGGATTTAGCGGAGCTTCGTTGCGCAGAGTTGGCCGAACAATGCAGAGGCCACAAGTAGCGGGCCAAGATATTCAAGCGTATTTGCGCTCACTTGGCCCAGAAGGAACAGTCGCAGACATTGCAGGATCGCCGCGCAGCATGGCGCAGGGGTTGGCCACAATGCAGAGCGAGGGCGCAGACGTATTGCGCAGGAAGCTTGAGCAGCGCGCAGGCGGCGCGGGAGAGCGCGTAGAGCAAGTTATGTCTGAGCGTATCGGCCCCGCCATTGCAGCGTCTGAAGAGCGTGCAGCGCAGGCCATGCGCAAGTCTTCTGAGCTTGGCCCAATGTATGACGCGGCTATGCAGAGCGGCGCAGAGTTTGATATCAGCGCGTTGCGCTCTGGCTTGGTTATGATGGCAGACGATGCGGCGGCTAACGTCAGAAGCGGTCTAAACGCTGTATTGCGTGATTTGGGCAAGGAGGGGCCAGTTTCAGCATCTAAACTCCACAACGCTCGCAGCGCCTTGGGAGACGCAATTACGTCTGCTAGAATAGCTGGGCAGAATAATAAAGTCAGGCAGCTGATGCCCATACTGGACGAGATGGACAAGCGTCTTGATGAAATACCAAACTACGCCACAGCGCGCGCCGGATACGCCGAAAGCTCACAGATTGAGCGTGCGGTGGATAATGGGCGTTCTGTGTTCGCTGGCGGCCCGACATCTGCGTTGTCGCCAGAAGACTTGAAAGCAATGCTTGATAAGATGAAGCCACTTGAGCGTGACGCATATGTGAAAGGCGCGAGAGAATACATTGCCGCCCTTATGGGTACATCAAGAAGCGATGCGGCATCCGCGTGGCAGCAATTTGACAAGTCTTGGAACCGCGAGAAGTTGCAGCTTCTGCTTGGCAAGCCGGACGCGGATGCGGTCACGCAGAGGCTTTTTGCCGAAAAAGAGTTTTCCGGCACGCGTGGCGATGTTTTGGCCGGATCGCAGACTGCGTTCCGCGAGGAAGCTGCGGAAAGTTTGGCCGACATCAGAGAGCCAGATAGCATGCGCAAACCGTCACCCATCGCGCGCGCTTATCAGGGAATGTTCGCTGATCCTGTGAACCGCATGATCGACGAGGTTCTTTACGGGGCCAAGCGCTCAAATTTAAACCGTGAGATTGGTGAATTGCTGTCAATGCAGGGCGCGGATCGTGACAGACTGGTGCCTGTTCTGTTACAAGAAGCTAAGCGGCTTCAAGACCCGACACGCGCGCAGCAAGTAATTGACGCCTTAACCACATTCGGCCTAACAACTTACGGCGCAACACGCGGAGAATAACATGCAACCACAACCAAAAGATCGCCGCGAGATAGAAAGCATTATTCAGAATGCGATCAGCGATGCCGTTGATTTTGTAGAAAGCGAAATCAGCCAAGACCGCATTAAGGCGCAACGCTACTACGACGGCGAGGTTGATATTGGCCACGAAGACGGGCGCAGCAAGGTTGTGTCAACGAAGGTGCGCGACACGATCCGCTCCGTAAAGCCAAGCCTGATGCGGATCTTCATGTCCACCGCAAGGCCGGTAGAGTTTATCCCGAAAGGCCCAGAAGACGTTGCGCTTGCAGAACAGGCCACCAGCTTTATCCAGCATGAGTTTACGCGCCTAAACGGATACCGCGTGCTAAACGACGCATTCCAAGACGCTATGGTCAAGAAGCAGGGCATCGTGAAGGCGTATTGGCACGACTACCCAGTAGCAGAGATATACACCTACACCGACTTGTCTGATGATGAATACACGTTTCTGATCCAAGAAGATGACGTGGAAGTGATTGAGCATACGATGGAAATGTCCATCGAGATGGATCAGATGGGCATGCAGATCGAGCTTCCTGTCCATTCGGTCAAGATTAGCCGCACAGAAATGAAGGGCGAGCTGCGCATAGAAAGCATCCCGCCAGAAGAGTTCTTCGTAAACCGCGACTGCCGCTCATTTGATGACGCATATGTGGTGGCCCACCGCACAGACATGCGCGTTGGCGATCTGGTCGAGATGGGCTTTGACTTTGACGTCATATCAAATTTAACGCCGTTTGACGGCACAAACGACATGACCGGCGCAGAGGTGCTTGAGCGCCAAGGCTACGAGGAAGACTTGTCGGACGAAGACGAGCTAGATCCGGCCATGAAGCTTGTGGGCATCACAGAAGCCTACATGCGTATGGATGTGGACGGTACGGGCGTGCCGGTGCTGTATAAGTTTCTGTGCGGCGGCACATCATACGAACTGCTAGACTTCATGCCGTGCGACGAAATCCCGTTTGCCAAGTTTGAGATAGACCCAGAGCCACATAGCTGGTACGGCCACAGCCTTTCTGAGCTAGTGGAAAACGATCAGGACGCAGCGACGTCTATTCTGCGTGGCATCTTGGATAACGTGGCGATGACCAACAACCCCCGCATTGGGATTGTGGACGGCGCAGTAAATATCGACGATGTGCTGAACAACGAAATCGGGTCACTTGTCAGAATGCGCCAAGCCGGATCTGTGCAGGATCTGAGCGTGCCATTTGTTGCCGGACAGACGCTATCTGCGCTGGCATATATGGATCAGCTCACAGAGCAGAAGACAGGCGTTACAAGCGCCTCTGTGGGGCTTAATCCAGACGCATTGCAGTCTACCACAAAAGCAGCCGTTCAAGCGTCTGT